TACCATCGTAAAACACTGCCCAAATGCCTTCTGCCGCAAGCACTTCCTCTTGCTTGTAAGTCTCTTTATTGCTGATTGTTAACAGCACTGTTGGCTTTGGTCTTGACATAATCTATCATAGTATTTACCAAATTTTACCAGATAGATTATTTAGAAAAGTTACCGCCGTCCATTTCAATGTTGATTGTTTGCGCCTGCTGTGCTGATTTTAATACTTCAATTATTTCTTCTTGCACAGACACAATTCTTGTCATGGTTTGGCTCAAACTAGATGCCAAACGATCGGCGTCTTGCATAGTCAAAATAACGGTTTTTTCCTGCTTGTTTTTAGCAGTACGTACTCTGGCTATGAAATCTTCAATGGGCTGCGTTTGCAGTTTGCTCTTTGATTGCGTCATTTAATACCTGTTGCATTTCTATTTTACTTTTGATAGGCCCTTTGTAGGCATATCGCTGTAGTGTAATTACCTTGGGACAGTAGGCCTTCCTCCATCCTTTGGGGAAATCTATAATGTAATAGCCTGCACAAAATAGGCTGCGGCTTTTGGGTGTTTTGGTATAAATGGGCAGTTGTTTCTGTACATCAAACATTGGATTGTATGGTTGTTGTGAGCAAGGATATCCGTGTACTTGCCATTCATTTTCAGTATTTTGTGGTTTTATTTCTGGTACTGTAATATCTGATGCAAATATACCTGATCCAAATCGTGCATATAGACTTTCCTGTGTGGGATATTCCTGTCTCTGATCTTTTTTACCTAGGAAGATCCAACCGTTGTCATCCTTCTTCTGCAGAGTTCCTAACTTTTGACCATTCTCTTCTATGATCCAAAATTTATCAGTTACTAATGGTTTTGCTTTTATAGTCATGCTAATCTCGCATTAAATGGTTCCACATATAATTGTGCTTGTTCTGTGATCTTTTGTAGATCGTATTTGGCACAAAATTTCATAAATCTTATGCCCACTTGTGATATCTGTTTGTTTTCTGCTTTGGCCTGTGCAATGGTTTGGTCTAATTCTTGTATAATAGCTTCTGGTTGTGCATGTAGATCAACCAGTAATCTATTTCGCTCATAATCATCTATAACTCTGTGTTCTACACCTTCTGGATCTACCCATTTACTTAACATTAGATTATTCCAAGCATAACCTCGACTATTTCTATCTTCGAATGCTTCTAACAAGCCCACTTTGTTTTTAGTACCTTTTTTACGCACACCAGGATATGCTGAAAATATGTTATCTGATGGGTCACCTCTCATGGCTTTTTCAAATATGGTCCATTCTGCACTCTCAGTTTTTCGGTGTTCTTTAGTTTTGTTGTCTATCACAGGATTGCCTTTCTTATCAAAATAGCCATCCACTGTTATGGTCTCTTCTGTAACACCATTGTATTGTCGCACATTGGGTGCTATTAATTGATTTAAATCCTTATCTGTGCTGATAATCACATGCTGTTGATCAGGATGTAGATCAATCCAACGAGCTATGAGATCATCTGCTTCACATCTGCCATTCTGTAATACTGTGACATTGGTTTTTGTACGAATAAAATCCACAAAATCATCATAGCACTCCCAAAATAATTTGTTTTCTTCCTGTTCTGCAGCAGTCATTGCCTGCACAGTTTCCGCTCGATTTCTTTTGTATGGAGCATAGTGATCTTTTCTCCAACTACGACCTTCCAAACAGAATACCACATGAGTGCCATCAAAATCATTCCAGGCTTTTTTGATAGAATTTAGAGTAATATGTATAGCCATACCGATCTTCTCAGAAGCATCTCCACGTATCACGTGTCTTGCTCGGAAAAAAGTATTAGCAGTATCGACTAGTATGTGAGTCATTATAGTATTATAACATTTGTTTGGTTTTTTGTCTATTGAGTTTAACAATCAAAATTTATTAATAAATTTTTTGTTATTATTGTACCATTTTTGGTAAAATTTTTCATAAACAGTAAGATTTTCTTTATTATAAACATTTAATTTTTTTAAAATTTTACACATCTCATCAAAATTATAAAAAGATAACATATCAATGCTTTCTATATCTTTTAATTTTTTATATTTTTTAATCCCATTCCACCAAACAAGTTTTAATATTTCTCTGTAATTTGTTTTATTAATTTTTTTTGCTATACCGTCTATTATATATTCTTTAAAATATTCAATCGCTTTATCAATATTATTATTACAAACTTTTTCTATACACATATCTAAAACAATATCAAGATATTTTTTATCAAAATCTATATAATAAAATTTACTAGTAAAATTTTGAAATTCTTCATAATAGATATGACTTAATTCTATATCATTTGTTTTATAATTTATTTCTAATTTTTGTTTTTTTCCTTTTTTAAATGTTTGTAATGTTGTTTGTGTTTTAAAAGTTGACATGTAATCTGCACGCCCGTTCAAGTCAACATCTGAATCTTTTATTTTTCCATGGGTCATGATTTCACAACTTTTTAATAAGAAATCTCCATGGCTACCACCAATTGCAAGAATAATTATTTTTGGATATGACATTTTATATTTAAATTTTTATCCTTTAATAAGACCGATAATGCTGATGCAAATTTAAAATTATTTTCATTGTTGTATCTCCCAAAATCTTTTATATAAATGGGTAAAAAGTTTGTTTTAATTTTTTCATATTTTTTAATTTTTTTACTTGAATATAAAAGAATCAATAAAATTGATTTTGCGTCACAAAATTTTTGAATAACAGCGAGTTTATTTGATGTAATTTTTCTAATAATATCATAATTTTTTAAACACCATTTTTTATATTTCTCTATGTGTAAATTATATTTTTCGTTGGTAATATTATCATTTTCTATTATTATATGATGCATATAGTAATTGTTAATTTTATCTCTTTTAGGCAATAAAAAATCATAAGGCCCAAGTTGTAGAATTAATATTTTAGTTTTATAATTCTTTAAAAAATATTCTGTGTTATGCATAATTGTGAAATGATCAACGCCATCTACTCCAAAATTCCCACAAGTTAAATTTGTAATTTTTTCTAAATGATAGGGCCAAGTTTCGTTAGAATTAATTACTTCTCCAAAAGTTGGACTTGCTCCTATACAAGCAATATCATACTCCTTTAAGTCTTCTTCTCGTAATCGATCATAGTTTATTTGTTTATAATTTTCTACCCAATGTATGAAATTAAATTTATTATTATATAAACATGAACCATCAAACACGTTACAACCAAACCACTCTTTTGAAAGATTTATTTTTAATATTCCATCTTCAACAATTGTATCTAAATTTTCTTTTATTTGTGATTTTGTATTATTAGGATAAAAAATAGCGCGATCTAATCTTTGTTTTTTCCCGTTTATATTAAAATATATTTGTATTTTTTGAAAAAAATCATTATTAGAAAAATTTTTTATTTGAAATTCTACATCCTTATCAATAAATTTTTCATTGATCTCAAAAATATTATCTTCTAATTTTGTAATGTATTCTTTATCTTGGAAAACTATTTTTAATGGAATTTTTTTAAAAAATGATTTAAAAACAATTTGTAGATTAACTAACTTCGGTCTTGCCGTCATTGCGTCTATTTATTTGCACATAACCTGCACCGGTTATATCTACGCCTTGCTCATTGCCGATAGTTTTACATAGGCTTTGAAACCAACGATCCACAATCTCTTCCTCTGATGCTCCTGTGTAGCCATTCTGTTTCAACATATTAACAAATTCGTCATTCCAATCCAATTCAAAGAATCCATTTCTTGGGTTTTCTGGATTTACATTCACTTGTAAAACCTTAACCATAGGCTCTTCACTCTTCTTAGCCTTTGTAATATTTGTATTTTTTGTTTTTTTAACTTTCATATCCTTATTTTAATATATTTCTTGGAAAAAATCAATTGTTTTCCAAACATACTTTACCAAACTATGTTCCCCAAGCATTCTTAAACAATGGTACCTGTAATCTATCGCTGTATCTATAGCCCATTTTCATGGCTAGTTCTGCCACTGTTCTATTGTTCAAATGGTAAACACTTTCTACTCCACCCACAGGCATTAGATACACCGATCCCGTGAATCCTGCTGCTCTATAATCTTTCACTGCTTCGATTGCTTCATCAGCATCTTCCGGAGTGGCCACCACAAATTTTAAATACACATGCCCTACATCTTGATATTCTGCTACCACTGCTGGCACAATAGCTTCTTCACGTTTTTCTCCGCTTACACTTAATTTTGCACTCACAGAGAATGTGATGGATTCTCTAGTTCTGCCATTCTTGCCGCTCCATTGAGTGAGATAATCTTTAAAATCTTTATGTAATTTTTGTGTGCCATTGGTTTCAAAAGTGATCTCTTTTAATGCCTGCATCTTGGCATGTTCCAACACATCTGGATATGATCTCTGCCAACCCAGCAATGGTTCTCCACCTGTGAATATAAAATGTTCATC